GAAGTTGCTCCTGCCGCAGAAACGGTAGAGGCTGCAAAGGTTGAAGTTAAGGCTGCAACAGCACCTTATATTTCAACTACTGTTCGTAACCCAATCGTTGATAAGGCTTCTTATCTCGAGCATTCAGTTCGCGCAAAGTTAGGTAATGAAGAATCTCGTATGTATGTTGCAGCAGCAGCAGACACAACAGATAACGCTGGCCTAGTACCAACACGCCAACTAACCGAAGTTATTAACGGCATCTCAAACGCAGATCGCCCATTCATTGATTCAATTTCTCGCGGTGCTCTACCTGATGCAGGTATGACATTTGAGATCCCAAAGATCACAGTTGCTCCAACAGTTGCAGTCGCAGCTGAAGGCAACGGCGGATCGGAAGTAGACCAAAACGCAGCGTTCGTTTCGGTGAGTGTCCAAAAGTTTATGGGCCGCCAAACCTTCAGTTTGGAGCTTCTCGACAGGTCGTCTCCAGCATTCTTCGCTGAACTCGTTCGTCAAATGGAGTTTGCTTACGCAAAGGCCACAGATAACGCAGTTGCAACAGCAATGGTTAACGGTGGAACAGATGGCGGAAACCGCGCAGCACTTACAACAGGCGCTCTTGTTGCTGACTTCGTTTCAGATGCAGCAGTTTCTATCTACAAGAACACTCTAGGTTTCGCACAAAACATCGTAGTTTCTCCAGAACAATGGGGCGCTCTAATGGGCTTGGTCGATGGTTCAAATCGCCCAATCTTCCAACAGACAATCAATCCTCAGAATGCTGGCGGAACTCTAACTGCAACAGCAATCCGCGGAAACCTTCTCGGACTTAACCTTCGAGTATCACGCGCACTAACAGATGGTTCAGGCGTTGGCGATAACACTCTTATTGTTATCAACCCAGATGCTTACACCTGGTACGAATCACCACGCCTATCACTCCAGACAAACCTCATCTCAACAGGTCAGGTTGAAGTTGGATACTACGGCTATGGTGCAACTGCTACAAAGCTTGGCGCAGGCGCTTACCGTTTCATGGTTGCGTAATTAATTAACTAATCATGGGGGGGCTGCTGCTCCCGGTGGCTCCCCCAGTCGTTTAATAGAGAGGATGTAGAGATGCCAACAATTGTTACCGTAGCAGAACTAAGGTCGATCCTTGGTGTCTCTACAGCCCTTTATAACGATGCTTATTTAGCAGATGTAATCGATACAGCAGAGTCAGTCATATTGCCTATGCTGGTCAAGTATTCAAGCCCGATCAATGTCGTAGTTTTAGAAGATAACGTCGCAACATATTATGTTCTTGGCGATAATAATTTTTCAAAGGGTCAGAGCGTAGTCATAACAGGATGCGGCTCCCCATTTAACGGAACTTTCACTATCCTAGAATCAAGCAATGTTGACTATGATTCTTTTATCCTACGATCTGATTCACGCATATTCTTAGATGGTTCTTACAGAGAATTTAACGGCTTCATTACAGTAGCCTTGACAAACGCCGATATCACAGAGCGCAAGGTAATTCCTTCTGGCTTGGCAACGCTATCTGGCGCAGCGACTTACGTAGGAAACAGCGCAGTCGAGTCAGCAGTCTTAGCAGTCTCAGTAGAAGTATTCCAATCTCGGATCGCTCCAGGTGGGCAGATCGAGGGCGTAGACTTTACAACCGTAAGCCCTTACCGCTTAGGCCGTAGCTTGTTCAATCGAGTGTCAGGACTTCTCGGAGCGTTTATCGACACCGATTCAATGGTGCAGTAATGCCAGCATCAACGATTCTAGATACAGTCCGTCAGCCTTTAGCAACAGCCTTCGCTAACGTCGCAGGCAATGTCTATGCCTACGTTCCAGAGGCTCCGATGGTTCCTTTCGTAGTAACAGTGCCGGATTCTCCATACCTTGAATTAGAAACAATCGGCAAGACAACGCTTCACACTAAAATTAATCTCGTAGTATCAGTCGCGGTTGCCTATAACAGCAACCCAGCATCGCTCGACAATCTCGAGCAGCTAGTCATAAGTGTTCTGAAAGTGATCCCAGTTGGGTACACAATCGGATCGGTTGAAAAACCAACAGTAACTCAAGTTGGCCCTTCCAATGTTTTGGTGGCCGATATCAGAGTTTCTACCTACTATACACAAACAAACTAAAGGAAAATAATATGGCAACCGTAGTAATCACAGGGCGCGATATTTCTCTATCTTTCACAGGTGGAACAGATATCGAGGCACAAGCAACTAGCGCAGTCTTAACAAAGACAAACGTTCGCGAGACATATCAGACTCTTGATGGCGAAGCCTACAAGACAACAAACATTGAAGGCACTTTTGCTCTTTCAATGCTTGCTGACTGGGGTAAGGCTAACTCAGTATGCGAAGCACTATGGACTGCAGCAGAGACAGCACCAGACACAGATATCACTATCAGCCTTACTGCTGCTACAGGCGCAGTATTCTCATTCCCAGTAATGCCAGAATTTCCTACAGCAGGAGGCGCTGGAACAGATGCCCAGACAGTAGACTTTACTTTCAAAGTATCTAAGGGCGCAGTCACAGAGACCTTCAGCTAAACAATAGAAACGGGAGCGACAATGCAACAGCAAATAACAATTAAATATGTAGACGGATCCGAAACCACTTACCTGGTTCGACCACCTGACTACGCCAAGTGGGAGATGACAACTAAAAAGGTTATCTCTCAGTTTGGCGGCATGTGGGACATTCTTTATGTAGCACATTCAGCAATGAAACGTGATGCAGGAGGCAAACCAACCAAGACACTGGATGTCTGGATGGAGTCAGTCTCAGATATTGAAGTAGGTGGGGAAGACCCAAAAGTCATCCAAGAGGAAGCGTAAGCCGACTCTTAGTTGAACTGGCAATAGCAACACAGATCCCGATGGATAAGTGGCAAAGTGCCGAGGATATTCTTACAGCAATAGAAGTACTTGAGGAGCGTAATCGTGGCAAGTGAGCTAGTAGCACTAGACCAGACCGAACTCCGTCGAGTCTTTAAGGCGCTTAAAGGTATGACTGAAGAAGCAAACGATGAGGCCAAGCGCCAATCAGGCGCTCTGGCTGAATTCGCCCGGGCTGAAGTTATTAAAACTGCTAGCAGAGGTAATAACACTAAAGTCTCAGGCAGAATTGCTCAGGGTTCTAAAGTTAAAAAGTCAAGCCGTATTGGTGAGATTACTTATGGATTCGCTTCTCAGAAGTTCTCAGGTGGAGCAACCACTAGAGATATCTGGGGCGGTACAGAATTTGGTTCTAATAAGTTTAAGCAGTTTCCTGTTTGGTCAGGCCGCGAAGGTCGAGGCTCTAAGGGCTGGTTTATTTATCCAACGCTTCGCAGGATTCAACCTCAGATCGTTGCTAGATGGACTGAATCATTTACTAAGATTTTGAAGGAGTGGGGCTAATGGCAACAGGTACAAGAGCGTTAACGCTCAAACTTCTTGCTGACGTTGATAACTTCACTAAGAATCTTGATAAAGCCGATAAGGATGTAATGTCCTTTGGCGATAAGGTTTCAGATTTTGGAAAGAAAGCTGGGCTAGCCTTTGCAGCCGCAGGCGCGGCAGCCGTTGCCTATGCTGGCAAGTTAGCCATCGATGGAGTTAAGTCTGCCATTGAGGATGCAGCCGCTCAGGAAAAGTTAGCCCTTACTCTTAGGAATGTAACTAAGGCAACCGATAACCAAATCAAGGCTACAGAAGATTACATAACTCAAACTTCCCTAGCCTTTGGCATTACCGATGACGATCTTCGCCCATCGCTGGAGCGTTTAGCCCGGGCTACTGGAGATCTTGAAAAGGCTCAAAAGTTACAGACAGTTGCGATCGACGTTGCAGCAGGTTCAGGTAAATCACTTGAAGCCGTTACTAATGCGATGGCTCGCGCAGCCGAAGGTAATACTTCAGCGCTATCTAGATTAGGCGTAGGACTCACCGCCGCTCAATTAAAGACAATGAGCATGGATGAAATCACCGCTAAGTTAGCCGATACGTTTGAGAATCAGGCTTCCGTTAAGGCAGACACATTCCAAGGCAAATTAAGCCGTTTGCAAATAGCCTTTGATGAAGGCAAGGAAACCGTAGGTTCATATATCCTCACAGCCATAACTCCAATGGTTGAAACAATCGTAAATCGCGTAATTCCAGCCATTGCAGACTTTACCGATAACCTAGGTGAGAAGTTGCGCCCAGTAATTGAATTTTTAACTCCGATTACCAATGGCCTTCGCAAAGCCTTTAACACAGTAAAAGATTCACTAGCTGCTAATAGTGAGGAACTTCAACCGCTTCTTAACTTATTTAAGGCGCTAGCAGCGTTTGCTAGAGATGTATTAGCGCCAATCTTATCCAAGACTTTAGGCAAGGCATTCGAGATTATAGGCACAGCCATATCTGGCCTGATTGATGGCTTAGCCAAGGTAGTTACTTTTTTTAACAATCTTTACAATGCAATTAAGCGAGTAGTTGATCTATCAAAGCAACTAGGCTCTAACCTTAATCCGTTTGATGGCGGCAAAGTTTCAGGCGCATCTTCTCCTTCAGCACCTTCAGCCCCGGCAACTCCTTCAGGAGTTCCAAGTTACTTAAACGTCAGACCAGTATCAACCACAAACATAACCGTTAATGGCGCGATCGATAGCGAATCCGCAGCCCGTCAGATCGTCAGCATTCTTAACGATTCTAACGCTCGAGGAACCTTGGGCAGCGCGGCCTTCGTTTAATGACTGCATATACCCCTTCCTATAAGGTATTAATCAATGCCGTTGAAATTACCGATGTAACAGTAGCCAACCTAGTAATTACTTCGGGCCGTACCGATATCAACGTGCAGCCAATTGCAGGCTATTGCCAACTTCAATTGCTAAACTTTAATAATTCAAGCTATAACTTTACCGTCGGAACTGGCATTACAGTTGAGGTCACTAACTCAGTCGGGACTTATGTTCCTATCTTTGGCGGCTTTATTTCTGATTTTACTATTTCAGTTAATCAGGCTGGAGATTTAGGTTATACAACTACCGCATCTATTACAGCTCTTGGAGCATTATCTAAACTACCTAGAATCATCGATGCTGGAGTCTTATCCGCCGACTTTGACGGAGATCAAATTTACACGCTTCTTTCAGGCTACCTATTAGGTCAATGGAATGAAGTGCCAGCGGCTCAGACTTGGGCTACCTATGATCCGACTGAGACTTGGTTAAATGCAGTTAACATCGGCTTGGGCGAAATTGATCAACCAGGCGATTATGAGCTAATAGCCCGGTCATCTTCTAACACAGACCTTTATTCATTATGCACTGCTATTGCGAATTCAGCCTTTGGCGTTCTCTACGAGGATGCTAACGGCAATATCGGGTATGCAGATCAAACTCACCGCCAGGATTATCTAGCCAATAACGGATACACCACGCTTGATGCTAACCACGCTAATGGCGTAGGTTTGGCAGCTACTACTCGCGCTGGAGATATTCGCAATAGTTTTACTATCGTTTCTGGCAATAATGGCACTCATACTTATACTGCTACAGATACAGAAAGCCAAACTCTTTTCGGAGTTTATGCTGAGCAATACACATCTAGAATTAAAAACGATTCTGACGCAGTACTTTTAGCCGACCGTTATATCGATCTTCGAGCCTTTCCTTATCCAAAGTTTCAAAGCATTACTTTTGTACTTGGAAACCCTGAGATCGATGATGCTGATCGAGATGCTTTGATTAACATATTCCTAGGCCAACCAGTCTGGATTCAGAATCTTCCTGGCAATATCACCGATGGCTCATTCCAGGGCTACATCGAGGGCTGGACATTCAGAGCCAGCCTAAACAACCTGAGCGTTACTTTTAACGCATCTCCAATAAACTTCTCCCAAGTTGCGGTAAAATGGGAGCAGGTAAATGCAGCAGAGACTTGGAACACCCTAAGTCCTACCCTTACATGGATCAACGCGATAGGAGTCGTAGCCTAATGGCAACAACAACAACCAACTTTGGCTGGGATATCCCACAGTCAACTGACTTAGTAAAGGATGGCGCTACCGCCATTGCAGCCCTTGGCCAAGATATCGATACTGCCCTAATTGACCTCAAGGGCGGCACAACTGGCCAAGTCCTATCCAAGGCATCAGGCACAGATCTAGATTTTTCTTGGATCGAGCAAGACGATACAACCCTATCTTTTAACGCACAGACAGGTACTACTTATACGCTGGTTGCAGCCGATCTTGGCAAACTCGTAACCACTTCAAACGCTTCAGCAGTAACGGTAACAATTCCGCCATCTGTCTTTTCTGCTGGTAATCAAATCAATGTGCAATCAATTGGAGTTGGCTTAACTTCATTCGTTGCCGGTGCTGGAGTTACTATTACTTCAACTGGAGCAACTGCTGCTGCCCCAATTCTAAAAAAGCGCTATTCTGCTTGCACAATTATTTGCACAGCAAGCAACACTTTTACCGTTATTGGTGACCTTTCGTAATGTCACCCATACTTGGAATCTTTGCAAGTTCAGGAGGAGTAAGCGCTCCAACCGCCGTTGATTACTTAGTTGTCGCTGGTGGCGGTGGCGGTGGCTCTGCTACAGGCGATAACACTAACGCTTATGCTGGTGGCGGTGCAGGTGCTGGCGGATTTAAAACTGCAACAAGTTTTGCAATTAGCGGATCGTTCACTGTAACAGTAGGCGCTGGCGGTTCAGGTGGATCGGGAAGTGACGGTTCACCAGGATCTAATTCAGTATTTTCTTCGATAACTTCTACAGGTGGCGGTTTTGGCGCTGGCGGCACGTTAGTGGCTAGAAATGGCGGTGCAGGTGGCTCGGGCGGCGCATCGACAGCAGGCGGTACAGGCGGCGCAGCTTCACCAAGTGGACAAGGTAATGCGGGCGCATCATCAAGCGCTGCTTATGGTTCATCAGGTGGCGGTGGCGGCGCTAACGCAGCTGGTTCAAATGTGACAACTGATACCGGCGGAGCTGGCGGAAATGGTTTATCCAATTCTTATTCCGGATCATCAGTTACTTACGCAGGTGGCGGTGGCGGTGGCGGTTACAACACTGGTTTAGGCAGTTCAGGCGGTACAGGCGGCGGTGGTACAGGTGGGGCTGGAGCTACAAGTTTCCCATCAGTTGAAGCAGGCGGAAACGGAACCACAAACACAGGCGGTGGCGGCGGTGGTACAGGGGCAGGTGGAGACGGCGGAAAGACTGGCGGAAATGGCGGATCAGGAATTGTGATCATTCGTTACCCAGATACTTTTGCAGATTTAACTTCTATCGGCGGTGGTCTTACTTACACAAAGACAAACAGCGGTGGAAACACTATTTATCAGTTTACGGCAGGAACAGGGACGGTGACTGTTTAATGGCTCATTATGCGTTCTTAGATGATAACTCGATCGTTACTGAAGTAATCGTCGGTAAAGATGAAACTGAACTAATTGAAGGGCTAGATCCTGAGACTTGGTACGGTAATTTCAGAGGTCAAACTTGCGTTCGAACTTCATATAATGCCAATATCCGCTATAACTATGCGGGCGTTGGTTATACCTATGATCCGATTGACGATGCTTTTATTGCACCTATGCCATGTGATCATAACGAGTTAACTTTAAATGAATTAAAGCGCTGGGAATGTACGAATGAAATTCACTTTGAAGGACAAATTGGTGAAGCCTAAACTTTGCAAGGCAGGCCAGCAACTACGTGAACAGTTCGATGACACCTTCCCAGATCGTGATAGGCGTTCCGATGGGTGGATCGCCGATGCCCGTCACGTTGCAGCAGGTACTAGCGACCACATACCTGATTCAAAGACTGGGACTGTTAGAGCAATCGATGTTGATCGAGATGTCCATAAGAGCGGCAAGCCCGACCTCATGCCCGATATTGCAGATCAGATTCGACTCCTTGCAAAGTCTGGAGAGAAGCGCATCTCTTATGTCATATTCAATGGGCGAATCGCATCATCTCGCCTGGGCTGGCGCTGGAGAAAATATACGGGAAGCAATCCGCACAACCATCATTGCCATATCTCTTTCACTAGCAAAGGTGATGAAGATGGCTCGTTCTTTGATATCCCACTACTAGGAGGAACCAAATGAATATGAAGCACCCAGCAATAATCTCAATCGGCGCATTCCTTGCAGTGTGGGGAACTACTTCAAACTTTGCTCTCGATTACCGGGCGATTCTTGGCTCGATCGTCGCAGGCATCTTTGGTTATGCGACACCTAAAAAATGACACCAACGGATTATCTGAATCTCTATATTGCCACGCTTGCGATAGTGGGTGGATTGGCTGGCTATGTAATAACGCATTTGCTGTCGGAGATTAAGCGATTAAATGCGCGTGTTGATGAGATATATAACATCCTCCTAGAGCGATAATTTTATCTATGGCTCGTAAAAAGGTTATTGATCTCGATACATATACAGCTCTTGATGCCTGGGCAATTAGTCTCCAGGAAATGTATAGGGCGCTCCGCCGCGCTGGTTTTGAGGTCGATTTAGCCCTTGGAATTATTACCGAGCCATCGGCTTATCCAGACTGGATTCTTCCTAAGCCTGATCTAATCCCACATACTTACGATGAAGATGATGATGAGGACTAATGAAACGAACCGTGGTCATTCCAGATTTGCAATGTCCCTACGAAGATTCACATGTTGTACGCAATCTCAGTCTATTTATTAAAGCGTTTCGGCCCGATGCTGTCGTTACTATTGGAGATGAAATCGATCTCCCACAAATCAGCCGATGGACAGAAAATACCCCGGGCTGGTACGAGCAGACACTAGCTGAGGATCGCGATCGGACAGTCGATGTTCTATGGTCGCTATTTGAGTATTCCAAGGAAGCCCATATGGTGCGGTCAAATCATACGGATCGATTGTATAAAGTCATTATGAAGAAGATTCCAGCGTTCCTATCCTTGCCAGAATTACGATTTGAGAAGTTTCTTAAACTAGATGAAATGGATGTTAAGTTCTGGAAAGACCCAATGCCTATTGCTAAAGGCTGGATTGCAATTCATGGTGATCTTGGTGGACTTAACCCTAACCCTGGATTATCTGCCTTAAATCAGGCTAAGCGCCACGGCCAAAATGTCATTATGGGACACACCCATAGAGCGGGCAGGAGTGCCCATTCTGAGGCTTCTAACGGGGTTTTAAGACGTGTTCTCCACGGAGTTGAAGTGGGACACGCAATGGACTTAAAACAGGCTAAATACGTCTCTACGCCTAATTGGCAGCAGGCATTCGCCATCGTTACTGAGAATGGAAAGAATGTCCAAGTTGATCTGATTTACATTGAAAAAGATGGGACTTTCCAGGTGCATGGAAGGCGCTATGGCAGGCCTCGATGACTTTCCTGATCTCAATCGAACAATAGACGATCACGTAGACGAGGCAGAATTGTTACCGTTTCGTTATACAAATAAACGCGGCTCTGTCTCCTAGTTATGTCATTCTTATCCCAAGAGGTCGGAAACTCTGACCAAAGGGAGCAATATGAGTCCATTAGAGCTAATCATCGGAGCAGGTCTGTTTCTGATGTTTTTTATGGGGTACAAAATAGGCCACAGAGATGGCTACATAGTAGGTCGCAAGGCAGTAAGAAAGCACTATGAAAGCATCGAGAAGGTGCGAGTATGAAGCATGCTGAAATCCTACAAAGTGCAACGGATCTATATCAAGACCGGGGAATCAGTTACGGTCATCCAAGTGACAACATGGCAAGAGCAGCAAGGCTTATCAGCGCCTACTTGGAAATGCCAGTTGAGGATTATCAAGTTGCGGTCATACTCTCACTGGTCAAAATCGCCCGAAGCATCCAGGACAGTCAGAAGGTTGACACCTGGATTGATGGAGCCAGTTACCTTGCCATTGCTGGACAACTAGCAACAGAGGAGAATGAACTATATGTTTAATTTAGAAGATTATGAAACAGTCGAAGAACGCCTAGTTAAGTTCTGGAAGGAACATGAAGATGGTCGAATATATACTGAGATCGTTGAGCATACTCTTCAGCGGTTTATCGTTAAGGCTTCTATCTATAGAACTGAAGTGGATGCATACCCTTGGACTACTGGCTTTGCTGAGGAAACCGTATCTACGCGAGGAGTCAATTCTACGTCGGCGCTTGAGAATTGCGAGACGAGTGCGATTGGTCGTGCTCTGGCTAACGCGAATTATGCAGCGAAAGGCAAACGCCCTTCTCGTGAAGAAATGGCAAAAGTCAATCAGGCGCAGTCAAAACCGTTTGCTGAGAAGCTAGCGGATAAGATCACAATGCCGGTCGAGGATGATGTCTGGACTGTTAAGGCAGTAAGCCCTGCGCCAAGTGCTGCCGAGGCTATTACCTTGGTTCAAGACGTATTAGGTGCGACCAAGATCGATAAGGACATACCTCGATGTCGCAACTGCCACGATCATAAGCCGATGGAATGGAAAACTGGCGTGAGCGCCAAGAATAACAAGCCTTGGGGTAAGTTTGATTGCTATGTATGCCGAGATGTTATTTGGTACAACATTGCATCAGATGGCACTTGGAAGCCACAAGAGGCTAAAAAATGAGCGGCTTACAGTTTATGAATCAAGACGGTGAATGGGAAAAGTTTCCAACCGATGATGTTTTATATGAGAAGGCTCGCCAGCGAGAAGCTCTTAATGCGCTCCAGGTTAGGATAATCTGCCACCTATGCAACGAGCCATGCCCATCAGACGAGTTAGCCTTTTGGATAGAGGGTCAATCACTAACTTGGTCTTGCAAGAAATGTCACGCAGTCAATGACTCAAAGCCGTAAATATAGAGGATATGCCACCGAGAAATTGGTGGCTAAGTATCTATCCTTATGGTGGCCACACGCTTTATCTACGGGCGCAGGGCGGTCTGGAAAGGACATAACTGGCATTCCGTACGTTGACATAGAAGTCAAGGCCAGAAGTGCTTTTCAGCCTAAGGAGTGGATCGACCAGACCAAAAAGCGTACAGAGGAGACTGGGGCATTGCCCTTGGTTGTATGCCGATTAAATGGACAAGGGGCAGACGTGGGGAGCTACCTTGCGTTCATGACTTTATCTGATCTGGTCGATCTTCTCGTTAAAGCAGGATATGACAAGCTAGATCACGAGTTAACGGACAAAGACATCAAGCGATGTAAGCAATGCGGAGAATGGACAATTAATAATCCTTGTAATTGGTGTGAGGATCAATAATGCCTATTTATGAGTTCGAATGCACTAACGATCGATGCGAGGCTAACTTGCGCTACGAAAAGGAGCTAAAGATCAATGAACCACACGATGTCGAATGCGGGTTCTGCCACGAGCCAATGCGCAAAATCTATTCATCAGTACCGGCAATCTTTAGAGGCACAGGCTTCTATTCTACAGATAAGTAATCCGACACACCGTTCTGAGCAGGACTTATGTTAATGGATTTGACTGAGGCGGTACACTTCTCTGCTAGAAGCCCTCAAGGCTTCAGAGCAAGCCTGAAAGGCGTAGCTTGCTCGGTAGCAGTCGTTATTGGGATATCTCTATCTATAGCAAGTGCCGATAGAGTAGAGGCTTCAATAGATGCAACTAAATCACTCAAAGCATTAGCCAATAAGCAGCTAACAGATAAGCAATATAAATGCCATAACGAGATAGTGTTTAGAGAATCTACCTGGAAGATCGATGCAGTCAATGGATCTCATCATGGTTACTATCAGATAAGAAGTAAGCACGTTAAAGGCAAGCCATACGATTGGCAATTCTTCGCTTATTGGTATTACGTCAGTAAGAGATACGGGATTACTAAATATGATGAACCTAATTACTGCAATGCATTACATCATCTAAAGACTAAAGGCTGGCAATGAGTTCATTAAGCAATACCGGGTCGAGTGGTAAATGGCGCAAGCTACGAGAGTCGATCATTAAACGAGATGGATGTTGCCAGATGTGCGGCACAGAAGAACGCCTAAGTGTTGACCATATAGTGCCAAGACATTTAGGTGGAGACGATAATCCAAATAATTTGCAAGTATTATGCAGTAGTTGTAATAGTAGTAAGGGGGGTAGGTTTTTTGATAGGGGAAGGACACCCCCGACCCTTCTC